CGCTTGCATCAGAGACATTTACTAAAGCATTTTCATAGGATTCCAGTAAACTTACTTTGTACTTAAAGTTATTAAGTCTCTCAACAGCAGATGAAAAGTGTATGTAGTTTGCTAAGTCTGAGTAATCTATGTTGAGCTCTACGCTTCTATCCTCTAGGTAAGAAAGTACCTCTTTATTTGAATTAGTTGAATCAAAACTAATAAGTTCGTCATAAGTAAGGTACTCTGTTGGTTCAGCTGTGTTATCGCTAACTTCAATATTAAAGTTTGCACTTCTTAATTTAGGCGTTATTAATTCATCTTCGGTAATAGTAACATCTACTCTTACTGCAACTGAGTCGCTTAGTTTTTCAACTAATTGACCTGTTTGTTTTAAGTTGTAGTAATTAGGTAGAGGTTCATATAACTTTAAAGCAACTGTGTATTTACTGGTTTGTTCGTAAATATCTATATTAGTTGCAATTAAAAGGTCATTATTACCTAGATTCAGGTAAACTTCTTCTAAATAGGTTCCTTCATTAAACCTACTTTTTATCTTCTCTGTAGTGTTAATTAAATTATTAACGTTTATGTCTGTAGATGCAAGAAGTATTTCTTTTCTGTCGCTACTTATTTTGTCAATATAAAATCTAGAAGTCGGACCTGATTGGGTATATAGGTCTTTAAGAAAATGAAATACAGCTTTAGTATCAGAATATTCAAATCCTGATTGGGCTGTAAAGTCTGTAGGTTCAAAACTAAGCTGACTTAATCCATTATTATCATCACTAATTTGATCCTTAAAAGGTATTTCTACTTCGTAATTAGAGTATAACAATTCATTAGTTAGGGAGTAAATATGTCCTTCTACGTAATCTACACCCTGAGTAAATTTTTTATTTACTTTATAATTATCAATTAAGGATAAGTCGTTTTCAGATATGACCTCGTTTTCAGGTATACTGTTCAAGCTTTCGTCTAATAAAGTATATTTTATTTCCATCGTATCTTTTAATCTATCCAGACGTATCCTACCTCGTCTTCTCGGTCTTTATTTTTATAGGTAATTAATCTAAACTTTGCATTGTTTTTAAAATTACCGTAAGCTGCACAGGCATCTATTATTTCAGAAGCTTTATAACCTGCTTGCTTGAGCTCTGTTACTAGATAATCTAAAGTTAAATCTCCTAGGTGATCTTTACTTTGAGGTATAAAGTATGAATAGTTTCTAGGCTGTCTTCTGTTTAACCTTTCTGAAAATCTTCTTCTTTCTTCTTTAACATCTGAGTATAACCACCAGTACCTTTTGTCAATGTGTGAATTATTATAACTGCTGATTCTACGACCTGTACGTACCCATATGGTACTAGGTTTCTTTAATGCATATGCTGCATAGTACAAGTTTGTTCTTTTCTTTTTAAATAAACCTACTATTTCATCTACAACTGCTTTATTGTTTGATGTTGATGATTGCGCATTTTCTGCTGCCTTCTCTGCTGCTTCAGTTGCTTTTTTAGCAGCTTCTTCTGCTGCTGCAGTTGCTTGTTCTGTTGCTTGATTAGATAATGCGTTAGCTTGTTCTAAGGTTGCTATGGTTGAGTTAGCAACTCCGAGTTGTGACTTTAATAGTTCCATTTGTTCTGCAGAATCAAAGTCAAGTTGACCTCCACCTGCTAGAGATGTTTCTAGTTCTAATATACGTCTTTTATCATCTAAAAGTTGTACTCTTAGAGAAGCTATTTCGTCTAACAGTGGTTGTATGTTATCTAACTGTGCATCTATTTTATATAGTTCGGAACTTCTTTCTACTAAATATTGATGTGTATTACCTTCTCCTTCTATGGGTATGGTTATATACAGCTTATCATATAATCTAAATAATTCTTCTATAGTATCAGGATCAACAACAGGTTCAAGTTCTTTAAAGTACTTAAACTCCCTGTCTATTACCTCCTGAAATGATTCACGGTTAAAAACAGTTTTTTGTATTTCTACTTTTTTACCCATTTCTTACTACCTTAAAAACTTGATCGTTATCTATTATAGTTGTAGTGCCGTCTATTTCTGTTTTAATTAACAACCTATAGTACCTTTCTGGCTGTATACCATCCATGTATATATCAAAGTAATTAGAGATATTGTCTGCACTTATTTTTGTAAACGTATTATCGTAATTAAATACCATTTCTTCTGTGTTCTCATCTTTTAATCCCCAATAAGAAGCAGTTGGTAGTGTGTAATTTACTGTGTAAGCAGATGATGTGGTAAAGGTTCTTGTTGGATATTTAGGTCTAGCGTGGACTCTAAATCTCTGTTTACCCTCATCTGTATACTTTCCTTTATTGTTTCGTATACTTACCACTACTTCTGGGTCTGTTATTTCTGATAGTGTAGAAGAATGTGTGTAGTCGTCCCATTTTATATCTAGGCTTGGAGGGTAGATTGTATTGGTATCATTACCATAATACTTAAGCCTTATAGATGCTGAAAGATTATTTTCTAGGTTATTAGGTAGTTTAACTATAAACCCGTTGTTGTCTAGACTTTCACTATAATGCATCATCACTCCATTGGTAATGTCCATGTCTATATCAAGATCAGAAGTCTTATTAAAAGACTGTACAGACTCTAAATTACTGCTTGCAGAACCGGTATACCAACTACCTCCACCTAAAACATCTGATTCAAAAGAAGCTGTTACGTATGTTGCAAAACTCCCCGTTACCCAGTGGTTTGTAGCTCCTGCATTTTTATAGTTCCAGCTTACACCTGATTTGTTTACCGGTGTATCTCCAAACTTACCTGCTCCTTCATCCCAATCTTCAGATACTGGGTAACAATTTATATTAAAGTCAATTGGTAGTTCATTAGCCATATTTAAGTACAGATGTAAATTTGTCTGTACCGTACCTCCTCCAGCTTTATTATTGACGATATCTTGTATTTCTGCAGTGTCAAACTTAATTAATGTTCTTAGGGTTTGTCCGCCTGCTGATGTATGGTATCCTCCTACTTCAAGAAGCTCATCTCTACCGAGATTTGCTAACTGTTTTTCAGTGTAGATAAAGGAATCTTTTGTACTAAATAGTTTATATATCGCCATCTTATAATGTTGTTATTCTACCTTGTATGTCAGCAGAAGGATTTTTAACTTCAAATATCATTGGATCTAAAGAAGGGAACACTATATTGTTCTTAGTTGCTCCTTCTATATCGTAATCATATTGGCTATAAGTTCCCCCTACTTTTGTTTTTACTTTAATATCCTGCACCGTTTGTACACCTTTTATTTTATCTAATAATGTATAAACTGCGGATAAGTTGATAGGTTGATTAATAGCCCAATTGTCTATGTTAAAGTGCTCTGTAAGTGCTTGGTTACATCTAATTAAAACATCTCTAGAGTTATAACTTGGTAGTGTTATAATATCATACTTAATACCTACATTAACCACGTACCCATCTTTAATAGTACATCCATCAGTTAATGGTTTAAATTGAGATATGTATGTCTTAATATTCTGTTTAAGTTCTGAGGTTGCTTTTACAAGTTTCCTATCATTGTTGTATGCTAATACATAAATACAAACTCCTAAAGGATTGTATAGATTAGATGTAGCTGAGGGTACTTCTGCATCTGTTGTGACAAATGCTTTTGCAATAGATCCAAATCTAACCGGTAATGTTAAAGCTCTAAAAGCATAATCTTCTCTTGTTACTATTCTACCTTGTTCTTGAAATGATCTAAGAGAATTCTGTCTTATTTCCTCTACCGTGTCTCTATCTTTACCTCCGGTTGCTGGAGCTTGATTTGTAAATTCAATAGAGGTTCTATAAGTATCGTCTGTAGCGTTTGCTGTATATGTTGCACCTGTTATTGTATTTGCTTCTATATTAGAAGCTATACCGCCTCCTGTTATGTACCTAATTGTAAGTGTTGTATTAGATGGTGCATTACCGTATGAATCGGAAAATAGAAAATTAGAAGGATCATAAGCATAATCGGTTCTACTTACTCCTTGGTTTGTTCCTGAGCCAACTAGTGTTGGGTTTGGTAAGAAAGAATTAGACGGTGCAGAAGATGTTCCAGCTCCAAACTGTATGTTCAGTTGACCGGTTGAAGTAAACCTTGTTACAAATCTATTCTTTACCGATTCACTTGCTAACATGTAAGGTACATCTTGTTGATTGTTCCCAACATTTAAAGCTTCTGAAAGAACTAAGTCCTGACCTAAGTATGGTACTTCTGTCCATCTATTACCTTGGCTATCTACTATATCATATATACCTATAATATCTGTATCGTTTATCTCTACGGTAAGGTACTTTTGAGCTGTTCCAACTGTTTCACTACGGGTAATGAGTTTTCCTGATTTAGCTTTTACTGTTTTTCTTAGTTGAAATTCTGCTGGTTCATTATTATTGTCGACTGAGTAGATGCTCACTTCTGTTGGATCATACGAACTTGAAAAAGAGAAGTCTGTTGGTGTATCTATAAAGAAGTCCTGTTCTCCTGCGCTAACCACTATAACGGCACCTTTTGATGGATCTGCTTCAAAACTAAAAGCTTGTTTAAAGTCTGGTTCATATGTAGATCCTGATGCGGCTATAATTTGAGTTACATCTATATCGACTGTTGAGGAAGTACTAACTCTAGGTTTATATCCCATCATATAAGCCATTGAATGAAGGTTACCTGGGTCTTGGGCGTACTGTAGGAATGTTTCTTGTATTTGACTGTCTTGATAGAAGGATAATATGTCTCCTACATAAGCTGCCATTTCAATAAACATCATCCCAGGTGATGTAGGTGAAAAATCATTATACGAATCAGGAAAGTAGTTTTTTGCTAACTCTACAAGTTGACCTTTCATAGAAGAAAAGTCTTTATCGGTATATTTAATGTTAATGTCTTTAGCCATTTTTATTCAAAATTTATTGTTACTTCATCTTCTACCTGAGTGTCTTTAATTTTAAAGTTAATACTTAACGATATTAAATTACTATCTGGTAATGGAGTTATACTTAGTTGCACTATAGCAAGATTAGGGAAATAGTTTCTAAGCTCAGAAGCAACTTTAACTTCTAAAGAACTTGTATTCTCTCTATTAACATTTGTAAATAGTTCATCTCTAATACCTGATCCAAACGTTGGATTCATATACCTTTCTCCTTTTCCGGTTAAAAGGTAATTTACAATATTAGACTTTATAGCTTCTTTCGTTTC